AATTTCAAGCTAAGGAGTTCATAGAATCCACTCATCTTATTAAAAAAATGTCTTGGAATCATATTGTAAAACTCCTCAACAGATAGCCCCATTAATCCAAAAGCTATCTCTTCCAATCTGTCCCAAGTCAGTTTTTCTTCTGCTTGGGAATCGGCTTTTTTTCGTTTACCTTTCCCATCATCTCTCCTAAAATCTCCATACATCTTGCAATAGCATTGAAATCACTATCAATTGAATCAGCTAAATCATCAACAGATAATTTCATCTCTTGCTTTGCGGCTCTATAACCATCTTCAATACCGCAATACATTAAAATCAAAGCATTGTCTAAAGTCATCTCTTGTCCCATTTTATCTAAGTCCGCAAGTGATGTATTAGTCATTTTAGAATATTTTCTTAAAGCATTGAAGCCAAACTTAATTGGATGATCTTCTTTGCCTATTGTTATTATTTTATAATTCATTTCAGTAAGTTTTAAATGGTTTTGATGCTCAGTAACTCACCGAAAGAATTACCAAGCACCGCCACCAAAAATTAATATTAAGCTTTTTGACCTTGAGATAAACCATCAGTACCATCTATTGTTATAGAATAAGTTGCATTGTCCTCAGTTCCCGCAGTTAAGCTTACAGATGTTATAAATCCGCTACCAGAATATTGAAAATCACCTGTTACTGCACCACCGAAAATAAAATCAACTTTTGTTCTACTCGCAAGAATATTAGCTTGAATCAAATCATCTGCTCCATTAGATAATGCTGATCCACTTGCATCATCATAAGCGTATAAACCATCTACTTCAATAGTAAATTCTCTCATTCCATCAGCTAATTCTTTAAATCCTGCTGATCCTTTGTTAGTTATTTCTCTTACATTATGTGTAAGAGTAAGAGTACAATTTTGAGCAAAAGCTATTAAGTCAGTTGTTCCTGTACTGAAAAGCTTTATATCAGTTCCATTTATTGTTGCCATTTCTATTTATTTATTTTAATTAATTAATTATTTATTTTAAATCCAGCGATAGTTACACTTGTAACACCGCTATAAGTTATACTAATTTGTGAATTATCAGTATTGAAAGCAGATGGTGAAAATGGTCCAATCATACCATCAGCACCAGCAGCAATAGCAAGTGATGCATTGCTTTTAGTAGTTTCTCCAAAAAGTTGAGTATTAACACTTGTTACTTGAGCTGTAATAGTAATTGTAATAGAACCTGATCCTTCATTCTTAACTAATAAAAATGTTGAGCCATCATTATCCATTACATCCCCCTCAGCAGTTGCAGCTGCAAACGTGGGTGTTATTCCGCTTTCAGTTATTGTCTGTACCGATATTGTCGCCATCTTTTACTTTCTTTTTTTTAGTTTCTATAAAACCATTCTTTTTTAAATTTCTATAATCTTCAAGTCTTAACTTTACTGATTCACCTTTTTGATATATATTACCATATATCCTTAAACTTTTTTTTAATTTATATTCTTTCATTTTAAGTATTTATTATTCTAATATTAAAATCTATTGCTTTTCTATAAACCCCATCCTCATGGTTATCATCAAAAACATCATTATAACCATCATACTGAATACTTTGAAAATTGATCGTTCCAAAAGTTCCGCTTACTCTATCAAGAGCAGTTCTAATCTTTTGAGCTAAATCACATGCCTCACTATATGTTTTAGAATAACAGCTTATCGTAACATTATTAACATCTACAACAGAAACGCTACTCTTAGTATCATTAGGAGTATCACCATCAACCTCATATATTATAAAAGGAAAAGTTGTTGTTCTTGGTGCTACATTAGGAAAAATCCTCTCAACGACTAAAGTATTAACCGCACTATTACCAGTTAATATATTAAATAAACCTAATCCTACTTTCATTATCTTCCAAATATTCCATACTTTTCAGTTCTCTTCGCATAACTTCTCAATGATCTTTGAACTACCTTTTCTAAATCTTTTGTTGTATTATTCAACATTATTTTTTTTGTAGATTGAAATGCGGGTTCAAAATATTTCTTAGCTCTTTTCATTGGTCCTCTTCCTCCAAACATTACCTCATCACCATATTCAATCCAAGCACCATAAAATCCTGATTTACCCTCACCTGATTTGCTTTTTTTACCAGCCCCAAAAGCTCCTTTAACTCTTGGTCCAACAAACCCTCCTAAGAACTTTCTTGATCTTCTTGTTGTAAAGTAACCAATTGATCTTTTTAATCTTCCAGTCTTATCCGCTTTCTCTTTTACAAGATTAGCTCTTGCTTGTTTAATTAATGGTTTTGAGTTCTCTCTAAAGAACTTATTATACATCTTATCATTATTTAATTTTTTTGGTAATTGAGATAATAAATCTTGGAGTTCTTTAACACCCTCCATTTTAAATGTAACCTTTTCTGTTGCTCTACTGAAACTCATTTAATCTCTTTGCTCTGTTAATATTTCTAAAAAACTATCTCTTCCCTCTATCTCATTGATTGCTTGTATCCAATAACTCTTTCCATCATAGGTTATTATAAAGCCCTCATTGAAAGTTGATAAACCTATATTTCTAATATAGAATTTAGCTTTTGTAATTGATGTAATCCTATCAAATTCATCAGTTTTATTTCCTCCATCAAATTTTACTTTAGCCCATATAGTTCTAAAATCAGAATAACTTTCAACATTTTCACCATAATTATTATGAGTTGCAGTTGGGCTTTGTAACGTTATTCTTCTATCAAGCTCTCCTATCTGCATACTTGTACCCTGTATTGATCTAATAAGAACTTAGCATTCATTGGAAGCTCAGTTGCTATTGTTCCAGTTACAACTGATTGTCTATTTTGATAAAGATTACCTATTTGCAAAAGCACCGCTTGTTTTATAGCATCATCAACCTCATCCGATCCCGCTTGACCAACTACATATTTTACCTCAATAGCACCTTTTCTTTCTGATAATTGAGGAAAAGATTGATTAGGTTTTAGAAATATTCTTGCTGGTTGAGATACTAAATCACTTCCATATACTGATGTTGATAATGTTTGTAAAGAATCATCTACATCATAATATTGAATTGATACAATAGATGTTACTTTAGATTTCAATAAGGTTTCAGTTTCTTGCCAAGTATCAGCTATCATCTTTATAGTTGTAGCTATAAAAAATCTATTAGTATATTCTTGAGCTGAATTAGTACACGCAATTAATAAGTTCGTTATTAATGTATCATCATCACTTGTATCTACTTTGATATGTGCTTTGACCTCACTCAAAGTTAATATATTACTTGTTGCTGCTGTTAAAACTTCGTAATTCTTCATATTTATTATTTAAAAAAAAGGGATGGGTATTAAGCCACCCCTTTAATTAATACTAATTATTATGCCTCAGTTAATTGAACAAATGCAGTGCTATTTTGTACAGCATCACCGCCAACAAGAGATGTTAACACATATCTTGGTACTCCGATACCTCCATTAGTATAAGGATCATAAAGAACATCTATTCCTCCAAATTGAGCAATGTGAACTTTTGAGAAATCTCCCATTAGTACATGATCTTTAGAAGCCGTTCCATTTGATGCAACATTAGATGAAACAAATGCAAAGTAACCATTAACAGTTTTGTCATTCAAATCATAAGCTGGATTAACTCCACTAACTTGAGCTTCTGTTTTAATTTTTGCATAAGCATCAGCATCCATTAAGTAAGCTATTCTTGCACCTTGTAAATCAACATTGTTACCAAGTAAAGTTGATTCCATTTCAATAGCATGAGCCGCTGTAAACTGACCAGTTGGTCCAGTAGCCGCATCAGCAAAGATAGAAGCTGGTGCATTAGTAACATCAGCAGTATCTAATAAAGCTGATTCTAAAGTAGATGCAACTGATTGAGCCATGTTTCTTCTTAACGCCGCCTCAAGAGATGGGTTTTGAATCATTGCCTCAGCTGATACATTAACAATAGAAATCATTTTACTTGGTGATAAAGTAACACTTGAAGCTGTTCCGTTTGCCGCTGGAGCAGAGCCACCAGTTTCAGCAACGAATCCAGAATTTATAGAAGAAAATACTGGGAACTTCATGTCATTAATACCACTGTAAAAATTAGCTCCAGCACTTGCTAAAACAAGATTAGCTTCTAATTGATCTGTCCAAGCCATTACATCAGTAGCACTTCCAGCTGATGTAGCTATCTCTGCTCTTGTTAAAATGCTTGATGGAATACCTATTCCTTTGTAAGATTGACCAGTGTATCTTGATTCATTTCTTGCCTCTTGATCCATTTCTTTTACAAGTCCCTCTACTCTTCCAGAGTAAGCTTGTTTGAATGCATCTTGGAAAGAATAATTTCTGAACTCCTTTTCTACTTTTTTAGTTTCTGTTCCTGAAAATACAGCACTATTTCTTTTAATAGTTTCCATTTTTTCAGCTCTTTCAATCTTTGTATCAAGATTATCAACCTCAGTTAACAATCCATCAACTTGATTGTTTTCATCTTCAGTTAAGTCCCTCTTCTCAGTTGAAGCAACATCTTTGATATTCTCCAATTGTGAGATTATGTCAGAACGTAACTCTTTTAATTCAATTGATGTTTTCATTTAAATTTAATTTTAATTATTATTTTCTCTTATTTATTTCAATTTTTAGTCCAAGAAGAGAATGCTTGACTAATTTCTTTGTTTTTTTATATTCTTTCAATCCCCTTTGTGCTACCATTAAATCAGAATCTGCTTGACTATATGCTGGATAAGTAACAACAC